ACTTTTCCTAATTCAGCGATAACGTTAGCAGAAGTAACACCACCAGCAATAATAGAAGCACCAGCAACGTCAATAACGTCAGCATCAGCAGTAGCTAAAGTAACGATACCATCAAATTCTCCAGCGTTAGCGTTAACACCTTTCCAGATAGTGTTCTCAGTTTTCTCAGCAACTTTAGAAGCTACGTGAGCGATTAAGAATTCTTGGAAAGAAGGAGGTAAGTTATCGAAAGCAGAATATCCCATTTCGATTGCTTCCCAGTCAGAACGGAAGTCTTTCTTACAAAGTTGTAAGTTAACTTGGAATTCCTCTGGTTGAAGGATTCTTTCAGTTAAAGTCAAAGTTGAAGTAGCAGAAAAATCACAAGTAGCATCAGCAACGATGTCATTTGATGATAATTTCTTCATAACCTCTTTGTACTTTACATTCGGTTTAACAGTGATTCCACCATTTTCGATAGTAGAACCGCTTAAAAGAGCAGCAGCGATATATTTACCTGCAAACTCTCCAGCATAAGTAGTTGTAATTGAAGTAGTTGTAGCCATTTTTTAGATTTATTTGAATAATTTATTGAATACAGAATCAGTTGTTGTCTTTGGTCCTCTTTGAGAGTAAAGACTTAGTGGGTTTTTCTCAACAGCCACTTCAGGGTTGTGAGATAAAGGTTGAGTTTCTACTTCCTCTTTAATTTCAGGAGTAGCCTCAGCAATTGTTTCAGGAGCAGCTTCAACAGCAGGCTCTTCTGTTACTTCAGGAGCAGCTTCAACAGCTACTTCTTCAGCTGAAAGTTCTGTAGGAACTTCCATCTTTTCTTCTTTGCTATCCATAGCAGCCATTAACGCTTCGTACATAGCCTTCATTTCAGCTAATGCTTTCGCTAATTCTTCTTTGGTAGCATACTTGTCTTCAGATTCAGCAGCATCTTCTGCTACGTCTTCTGGAGCCATTTCATCTTCTTGAGCAGGTTCAGCAGCTAATTCTTCTTTAACTTCTGATAAAACCTCCTCTTTAACCTCAGTGACTTCATCATTAGATAACTCAACTGTCTCAGATTCAGTAGAATCCGCAGACAAATTAAGCTTATCCATAATGTCGCTGAACTTATTAAGTAAATCAGTTGCTTTCATAAAATATGTAGATAATTAATTAATTAATCTTTAAGGTAAATCAATAATTTTGTAACTGTTGTATTTTTAACCTCTTACGCCAGTTACGGTTCTTGCACCATCAGGTTTCTTTTCTTCTTTTTGAACTTCTACCTTTTCCACAAGAGGTTTACTGATTACCTCTTCTTTTTTCTTCTTTTTTGCCATAATTATATTTGTTAAGTTAATCATCGAATATCAGCCATTATAGACTTCCATAGTACTGATGAGTTAGTATCAGATTGATATTCTATTTCCATTGTTCCGTTGACTATATTGGTGTCCATAAAGAACTGAAAGTTACTTGTCTTCTTATGTGTACCTGATGACTTGTAATACAATTCCTCAAATTGCAATCTAAACGCCTCAACACCTCCTGAATCTCTAAATACTGCACTTATCTTCACGTTAGTATTTGAAGAAGTTAAAAGCTCCATCTCAATTCTTGTATTCACTACAGTGCCGTCTATAAGCTCATCAAAGTGCAACTTATTTCCAGTTAAAAAAGTAGCAGGGGTAAGATAGTGCGGTCTTTTGTCTGTAACAGTTAAAACACCTGCACCATCGTTTGTCAATAGTAAAGATGTGTTTGCAGTAGCAGTTTGCTTAGTCGTAGAAGAGTTAACTAAGTAGACATTACCTCCTAAGTGGTCAAGCATCGATCCGAATACTTCTCTCATCTTTTCTGGAGTAATAAACCCAGTATTATTGTCAGGCATATTAGCCTCTCCTAACGCTTGTATTTCTATGTTTGTAGCCATTGTTTATATTTAATTATGAAAATCCGTCACTAAATCCGTCTTGAAACGATCTTGGGATATGTCTAATAACAGAAGTTCTTCCTCCTGATAAAGGTCCTATTCCTTGAGCCTGCAACGATCCGTCACAGCATTTACTTGAGTAAGTTCCGTTAGCACACAGGCAGCCTCTTCTTCCGTTTCTTGGAGAAGTTCTGCTTGGTGTTTTTTTCATTCTTCTTCTACTCATTATCTATCTGTCTTAGCTTTCTAATCGCCCATTCAATTCCTGCTGTTCCTCCCCATCCAAGCCAAGCTACATATCCAGCATCCTTCCAAGCTTCTCCTCTATACTTAGGATCAATCTTAGCATTTTGTCTATGTCTTTTAAATGAAGCCATACGAGCAATGGTCTGTCTGGTTAAAGGTTGTCGTTTCGCTAGTTGATTTGCTCTCCTCCAACCAATTCTGGTCATTCCCTTAACTTCATCTCCGTATCTATTACGCCAATCTAGGACCTTACGTGCGTTTTCTGACGCTTCCTTAGGGTAATCGCTGTAAGATTTGAGTTCTACGTCTCCAATAGCCTCTAAAAGCTCCTCAATAACAGATAAAGCCTCTAGTTCGTCAGCAGACAGCAATTCCTCCTCAATAGACTCTTTTGGTCTGTCTAAGTTGTCAGCAAAGTATCCCTCTAAAGAAAATCCTTTAACCAAACCAGTCTTAACGTAATCATTCCAGATATTATCGTTCTCTACCTTCATAGATATCATCCAAGTACCAACAGGAACCTTAAGTCCATACTTCGCAGACTTGTCGTGGATTGGATCCTCAACGATCCAAGACTCGACTACAGTCAATCCATTTACTGTTACTTCGTGTTCTAGTGTTGAATTGCTTTGATTGCCTTTAATGAAGAATAATTCAGAAGCTCTTCTGACAGTATCTGCACTAAATTCTATAGCGTATTTCTTACCATTGCTTATTCTTGGAATCTTCTTGTTAGGAACAAGAGCAGGTCCCATAAGGATTCTTTTCTCCTTGTCTATCTCAGCTAACTTTACTTGTTGTTTGCTAAGAGCAACGAAATCTAATTCGATTGCTGGATGTTCAACAATAGACATTGCATTTACTCCACCGAATTCAGATTCTTCGTCTATAATTAGTTCAATTACTTCTATTTCCATAATAAGATAATTTTTTTTCTTCCTTTTTGTTTTATTTCATAAAAAAGGCTTATATTTGTCTCAGATAAGTACTTTTGAATATAGTTAGTTTTCTTGTTCATTACTTTTTTTTGTGTTTAATAAAACCCCCTTGCCTCAAAGCTTGGGGGTTTGTTTTTTTACAAAGTAGCAGATGAAACAGCGTTTCTCTCTAATTCTTGAGAAGTACTAATGTCTTTCGATACTACGTAAGCCTTTACTGGTCTATCTAATTGACCTCTTACGGCTTCAGCTAACTGGCTTGTGCCAGAAGCACCTACTATGTTGAAGTCAGGAGCTTGGATAGACGCTGCTGATACAGAAGATGATCCTCCTCCAGAACCTATCGCTGAAGGTACAAATTGCTGTCTCCTTATGGCGTCAACCTGAGCTAATCCAAAAGCTGTAGCTGTTCCAGCAGCAGCAATAGCTATAGGTAATGCAGCAGGACCAAGAATTTTCATCCCTTTGATAGTACCAAAAGCGTCAGCAGCCATCTCATAAGTACTCATTAATGTTTGAGCAATCTGAACAGCTTTCTGAATTTTAAAATTCTTTTCAGCTAATTGATCTCTTTTCTTTTGAAGTGCCTCTTCGTTGGCAGCTATTTGTTTGTTTATGTTCTCTTTTTCCTTCGCAGAAAGGTTTTCATTTTTAAGCCTTTCTTTTAGCTGATTATTCATCAAGACAGTCTTTCTTTCCTCTCTTGATATTTCAGCGTCAAATTGAGCAGAAAACACATCTTGTAGAGAGTCAACTAATTTTGTGGCTTGTTTTACTAACTCTTCTCTCTCTTGCTCTGGTGTTTTTTCTTTTTTCTTTTTAGATTTAGGGTCATCACTTCCTTCGAAATTAGACAAGAAGTCAGCTACGCCTGCCTCTCCTGATTTTGCTAATTCAGATTGCGCCCATTTAGCTAAAGCCAGTCTCTTTTTAGCTGCTTTGTCGTCTTCCTCTATAGTCGTTCCGTAATAGTTGACTAAATCATCGTGAGATTCTCCAAAATACTCTCTCTTTATAGAAATTAACTCGTCATTAGTCTCTCTTTCTAAGATTTCTCTTTCTAGCTGATAATACGCCTCTATTTGAGATATTTCAAATATGCTAGCTCCTCTTTCATTCGCCTCTCTAAGTCTAGCTTTAAGCTCTATGTCTAATAGTTTTTCTTGAAGTTTAGCAACTCTACCGACCTTTTTCTCAGCTCCTTCTTGATCAACAGCTTCTTCTGCTTCTATCCTTTCTATTTGCTTCTGGATAAGAGAAGTGTTTAACTCTTCTATACTGTTTAGATAATCTCTAGACTTTTCGTTTGTCTTACCTAAAGCTTCTGCATAATTTTCTTCAGCCT